TCACTAATGCAGGATCAGCAGGGCGGTATGGGTGTGTACCATGATGAAGCGGAAACTATACTTAATGCAGGGGCGCACAAAGCAAATAACGATTCTATATCCTTCTTTACCCAAGCATTCTCCGGTGGCCGTTATACGCAAATCAGGGCAGACCGGTCAAAGGAAAGGGTAGTGAAATCTCTTAACATTTCTCTGCTGATGGGAACGCAGCCATCACGACTAAAAAACCTATTTGGAGCTGACAGAATTCAGTCAGGGTTTGCATCCCGTTTCCTTATGGTGCAATCCGATTACATTAAACTACAAGAAGAAGTGGATCCATTCACCCCGACACGGGCTATGTGCCAGGAGTGGAGCGATTTAATCTTTGAACTTTACAAGCACAACAAGGAATTCAGCAAAGGCGATAAGCCACCTCGTAAAATAATCGTAACGGATGAAGCAAGACCAATTTTAACAAAGTATTATAGGCAACAAAGAAAGGATGCAAATGACAGGAAAGCTAATTCGGTGGAGGACTATGTGATGGGTACTGAAGCCAAGATGTCAGCGTACTTCTTCCGTTTCTGCCATCTTATAGCTATCATGCAGAATCCAATGGTACCGGTGATTACTACGAAAGTAGCGCACCAAGCATGGCAGCTATACCGGTGGTATGCTGAATCCACCATGCACATTTTAGGTAGTATCTATGAGGAAAATGAATCTGGACTGCCTACTGATCTCCGATTACTTGTTGATAACTTGCCGGCAAAGTTTACTACGAAAGAAATGGAAGCACTATGTACACGACTAAATATCAAACCCCGTAGATTTGTGGATGCTATGCGAAGGCAGGATTTTCAGCGAATGTTTAAGCGAATAGCACATGGAGTTTATGAAAAGATGTAACTTTGTTCTGATTTCATTATCGGCCAATGCTGCAGTTGCGACCTGCATCACACCCCTCAAACGAGGGGTTTTTTTATACGTTTAAGGGTATAAAATCTACCATAGGCAGAACCATTATATCATATCGGATATAAATTTTACCCAACAAAGTGCATGAATTTTGCCCAAAATTGCAGTCAAATTTGCAATAATTGCACCCACTGCAAATATGCAAACCATTGATAATCATAGCGTATGGTGGCAAATTTGCACTTTTGCGCAAATTTCAGTTAATAATAATTTATATCTCTTTATATGCTAATATGCTATTAGTAATAGAGATATACGTGGGGTGCAAAAATACTGCAAATTTGCAACTTTGGCTGATAATCAATGAGTTATGAAGGTTTTTACTGCAAATATGGTGCAACTTTGTGCAAATTTGGTACTTTCGGGTGGTTATGGGTAACTTTGTAGCATGATAGTACAAATCAGCAGGGTAAAACCAAACCCCAACAATCCACGAATCATAAAGGATGAGAAGTTTGCTAAACTGGTTAAGTCAATCCAGGACTTCCCCGATATGCTCAATAAGCGGCCTTTGGTATGCTATACCGATACAGATGGGCAGTTTGTTGTATTGGGTGGCAACATGCGCCTAAAAGCAGCCAAAGAATGCAAATTGAAGGAGATACCCATTATCCTTGCAGATGAATGGACTGCCGAACAAAGGGCAGAGTTCCTGATTAAGGATAACGTAGGATTCGGTGAATGGGATTGGGAGCAGTTGGCTAATGAATGGGATGTGCAGCAGTTGGAGGATTGGGGATTGGATGTGCCTGACTTTGAGGGTGAGGAACTCGAAGCGCAGGAGGATGATTACGAGATACCTGATGTTGTGCAGACCGATATTGTATTGGGGGATTTATTTGAGATAGGGGAACATAGGTTGCTTTGTGGGGATAGTACAGATAGCGACCAAGTGGCAAAGTTAATGGATGGGCAAAAGGCGGATATGGTATTTACTGACCCGCCTTATAATATTGGATATAAAGGAACGATGAGCAATACAACGGTAAATGGTGTTGAAGTTGGACACGTTGCAATCAGTGCAAAGTACGATGATATTAAAAATGATAAAATGAGTGAAGATGATTTTTATAATTTTATATGTGATATTTTAAAAGAAATTAAATTAAATTGTAAAGGTGCATATTATATTAGTTTTGGAAGTCAAACTTTATTACAATTATTAAAACCTTTAAATGATTTAGATATTGAATACAAATCTATAATTATTTGGATGAAAAATCAATCTACAATAAGCGGCAAAGATTTTAAAAGTAGATACGAGCCAATTGTATATGGTAGATTTAACGATGCTTTTTATGGCGAAAGATTTAACCAAGAAGATATTTGGGAATTTCAAAGAACATTAAAAAACGATTTACACCCAACGATGAAACCAATACCTTTAATTGAAAATGCTTTAAATTATTCAAGTAAAGAAGGAATGATAATTATGGATTTGTTTTTAGGCAGCGGCTCAACTATGGTAGCCGCCCACCAACTTAAACGCAAGTGCTACGGCATGGAACTCGACCCAAAATACTGCCAAGTAATAATCGACCGAATGCGCAAACTTGACCCGAATATATCAATTAAGAAGAACGGAGTACCTTTGTAGTATCAGCAGAATATCAGCACAATGGCGGCAAAGGACATTATACCACATAAATTCAAAAAAGGTCAATCCGGCAACCCCAAAGGCCGACCGAAACTTCCTGACATAAAGGAAGCATTGGCGAAGATACTGGCAGAGGAGAAAGATGGGGTTAATGCGCTCGAAGCTATACTCAAATCAATGAGGGCAAAAGCAGCGAAGGGCGATGTGAGAGCAGCCGACTTCCTGATTAGCAGGGGGTACGGTAAAGCAGATCAACGAATTGAGATAGATGGCCAGCAACCCGTACAAACAATTATCCAAATAATCCCCGACCCTAATTCAGCTCCCATTGCCGATTGAGAAACAGTGTTCAGGGTGTGGAAAACTAAAGTGCCGTCTTCAGATGGACTTTACCAAAAGTTTTTGCCACCTTTGTATGAACAGAGCCGATAACATGAAAATACACTACAACTTCGCCACTCGCAGCCGGCCGACAAAAATGACTGCTGCCATTGCCACCATTAAGGCATACTCACACAAAGCAGATTATACAATCGGCATAACGGTAGATGATGATGATGATGTAACGCTGAACTCTACCCATTACCTCGAACTGCAAAGGGATCCTAATATCTACTTCACACATGGTAAGAGTGAAAGTAAGGTACACGCTATCAATCGGGGCATGCATGCATGGAAGGGTGATATAGTGGTGAATATGTCGGACGATATGCGATTCCTTGTACCAGGTTATGACATCAAAATCATTAATGCCTTCGCTGACAATCTTGACCAGTTCATCCACTTCCCAGACGGAAGGGTAAATCACCTACTGCCAACAATGAGCATAATGGGTAGGACTTACTATGAAAGATTCGGGTATATCTACCATCCGCAATACTTCTCTTTATGGTGCGATAATGAGGCTATGGATGTGGCGAAGAAGTTGGGTAAGTGGAAGTATGTGCCGGAGCGCATTTTCGACCATTACCACCCTGCATGGACTGGTGAGCCGATTGATGCGCAGTTACGGCATACGCAGGGTTATTACCACATTGACGAGCAAACCTACATTAAGCGGTCCGCCGCAGGATTCCCAAATGAGAATGTATGACATTAAGTGTATTAATCTGCACTATCCAAGGCCGTGAGGGTTATCTCACCCGACTATTGCAGGAATTAGTGCAGCAGAAAGCACGGTTATCTAATCAGCTAACCGATGAGGTTGAAATCATTGTAGAATCGGATAATGGTGCTATGTCCACCGGGCGCAAACGGAACTATCTCATAGGCAAGTCAACGGGGAAGTACATCGTATTCATTGATGACGATGACATGATCGCACCGACCTACATCGCTGACATTCTCGAAGCAGCAAAGCAGGATCCCGATGTTATCGTATTCAATGGAATAATGACCACCAACGGCAAGGATGAGAGGAAGTGGTACATAAGCAGGGAATACGGCTATGAGGCCAAAGACGGTGCTTATTATCGCTATCCTAACCACATTGTACCTGTGCGCAGGGAGATTGCGGTTAAGTTCCCATTCCAGGACATTAAGATTGGGGAAGATTACCTGTACGCTACTGCGATGCACAATGCAAAGGTTTTGCAGACAGAGGTGAAGATTGAGAAGGAATTGTATCATTATCAGTTTAGAACGAATAAGTAATGGCAGATTGCAGATATTGTGGCGGAAGTGGAGTATTGAATAATTTTACTGGAAGAGGTGAAGTTCCGTGTTATTATTGCCAAGCACAACATACCCAACCCGAACCCTACTACCACTCCGGCACCTACGAAGCCATTAACGTAATCGAAGCGTGGGGGTTGAACTTCAACTTGGGGAATGTAATCAAGTATGTTGCACGGGCAGGGAGAAAGACTGACAATCCGATTGAAGATTTGGAGAAAGCGAAATGGTATATTGAACGGGAGATTGAGAAACTAAAACAGAAATAACATGGCACAACAGACAGAAGAAGAAATGGAACAATATATGCA